GAATGTTTTAGTTGATACTCTTCTAATGCTTTAACAAGATATGGTGTAATTTTATTTTGTTGTTCTTGTGTACAAGGCATTACATCTAGTTCTTTTTCTGTCTCAGATTCAAATGTGCCTTCAGCATAGTTATTCCAAGTATGCTTTTTCCATTCTTTTTTATTGCATTCATCAATTAATTCTTCACATATCTCTACGGGTATATGGTTTCCTACGTATATATAATCTTCAATTGTGCTCATTCATTATTCTCCTTATATCTAGATGGGTTAAACTTTCTTCACTTCCTAATGTATCTACACTAAATGTATTAAAAGACATACTTAATCTCGCTTCTTTTCCTAAATTTGTTGGTACACTGTGTTTTAAATCCGATGGAAATAATAATAGTTCTCCATCCACACATGGTAATAAAAATGTTTCTGAATTTAAATTATTGTATTTCTTAGGATCTAATTTCATACTACTTTGTATTGATTTAGAAAATTGTATAGGTGGTAATGTTTTATCTTGTCTTAAATAAAACACTCCACTTAACATACTATTAGGATGCACATGTTCGTGGTGCTTGGAACCTGGTGGATTTTTATTAGCCCAGCATTGAGTAATAACTAATCTTTGTTCTGACTGTGAAATATTTTTAGTATACTTATTTAAACTTTCGTAAAAAAAATTTTTTAAATTTTTTAATTGTTCTATTTCTAATAAATAACTATCTGCAGATTTAAAATTAGCATTAGCTTTTTGTTCCTTGTAAGGTAAAGAATCCACGTACTTTATTTCTTTACTTAAATCACCTTCGTATTTTGTAATAAGCACTGGCGTTGGAAATATCTGTAATAATTCTTCTTTCATATATAGGACTATACTATATTATTTTAAGTTTGTAAACCTCCGTGCGAGTCTGATGCACTACCTTTTTCACTAGCTGCTGCTTTTAAATCTCCAAAATCAGCGGCATCTCCTGTAGAAGCAATAGTTATATAATCCATAGTAGTTTCTTTTCCTGGTGTATGACGACCAGCAAACACTGCCCTAATTCCATTTGAACCTGAACAAGGCGCTTTTCCAGCTTGTGTTAAATCACCGAAATCAGAAGCATCTCCAGTTGATGCAATCGTTACATAATCTATAACATCTGAATTACTTGGTGTTCCTCCACCTGCCGCAACAGCTCTTACTGTTGAAGCTGCTCCAGCATAATTTGATCTTGTAACCGATGAGTCACCAAAATCTAGTGCATTACCAGTTGATGCAATAGTAACATAATCTATAATATTTATATTTGTTGGTGTTGTTCCTCCAAAATTTATACCTCTTGTGTTATTAGATGCAGCAGCAGGAGATTGTTTAACATTTGTTAGATCTCCAAAGTCAGTAGCATTTCCCATAGTTGCAATAGTAATATAATCAATTATGTTTACAATGTATGGTGAACTAGGTGCATATCCTCCCATAAAAAGTCCACGAGTAGTATTTCCAACATTACCATAAGCCATACCATAACGTTCCTGTGTTGTGTCACCAAAATCACAAACATTGCCTTCAGTAGCAAACTCTATTGCTTGCATTTCAGTAGAATAGTATGGAGAAGTAAAATAGTATCCGCTAGAAAAAACAGCTCTAGTATAACTAGAAGCACAACCTATACCATTTGATGCTGTTTTACTTAAATCACCAAAATTTCTTGCATTACCTAAAGTTGGTATATTGTATGTATCTATATCAACTGTTCCAGCACCAGGTGAAAGTTGACCACCGCAAATTAATGTTTTTCCTGATCCAGGCATATAGGTTACTGATGGGCGTTGTATAGAATCTAAATCTATTCCACCGTGAGCTGGCATTGCCATGGAATTTAATGTATCTCCATTAGCTAAATC